TAGGATATGACAATCAGTATGTAAGAGAAGCTATTGATACATATACCGGAAAGCATGAAAAGCGATTCGGTTTCAAGACCACTTCACTTACAAGGCCGACGATCATTTCAAGGCTCATACAGGTTGTCAGAGAAGATGTTGACACGCTCAACGACAAGGAAACACTGGAAGAACTTCTTACGATCATACGAAACGAGAAGGGACGCATCGAGGCTCCAGAAGGCGGCCATGATGATATGATGATGTCGCTTGCGATTGCTCACCACATCAGAGACCAAGTATCGTTTGATCAGGAAGCGATTACAGTAAATCCTCAATATCATTTTGGTATTGAAAAGCAGTACGATTCACAGTACGACTACGGCGAAGAAATCACTATCGTTTAGGAGGCAGACATGAAGAAATCCGTATTAAGAGAGCTACTCAAGAAGAGAGAAGAAGCTAAGAAGCCTAAGAAGGCGAAGAAAAAGAAGGTGGAGTAATGGCTATTGCAGAGATCATCACGGTTAGTGTAATAAACATTATTTGCTTTCTTGTGGGTGCTGCAGTAGGCAAGGGCGCAAGGGTCAAGACGCCTGCAGCTATTTATACTGAGCACCAGGAAGCTAAGGCCGAAAAGAAGGCCAGAGCTTTAGCAGAGGCAGAGGCTACAAGAGCCAGAGAAGAAGCCGAAGCAGAAGCTAAGAAACTTGACGCTATTCTGGAGAACCTGGAACGCTACGACGGTACAGCAGTGGGCCAGAGGGATTTATAAGGGCGGTGAATTATGGACAGAGAAGAAATAAGAGAAACCGCGGCATGGCAACTCTATGAGAAGGGCCGAAACTACCACAGATTAACCGGTATTTATACAGATACGGATAGAAACTACCGTATGTATAACGGTAATCAGTGGGAAGGCGCTAAGCTCGGAGACGTTGAGCCGGTGCAGAAAAACTTCATAAAGCCGATCGTTAAGTACAAGGTAGGCGTTATTCACGACAATCTTTACGCAGTCAATTACTCTTCTCAGAACTTTGAAAATAAGGAGTTCAGGAAGCAGGCTGAAAAGATTTGTGAGATGCTGAACAAGAGAGCCTCAAGAATATGGGAGAAAGACAAGTTAGACTTCAAGATCCGAAGAATAACTAAAGATGCTGCTATCAACGACGAAGGCATAATGTACGTCAATTACGATTCCGAAAATCAAATGCCTCTGAATGAGATTATTAAGAAGAACGACGTATATTATGGCAACGAAAACGACGATGATATTCAATCCCAGCCGTACATTCTGATTCGTAAGAGAATGCCTGTTGTAAATGCTATCGACATGGCGATTAAGGAAGGCCTGCCGGAAAGTAAGCTAGACTTTATTATTGGTGATAATGACACCTTTGAAGAGTCTGGCGAAGCTGCTAAGCAGGAACTTGACGACATGGTAACGATCATTACAAAGATGTGGAAGGAAGAAGGTACTGTTCACTTCTCAGTGTCTACCAGATGGTTAGATATTAAAGAGAACAAAGACAGTGGCCTTACTTATTACCCAGTAGCGCACATGAACTGGGAAGAGAAGGAAGGCTCTGCCCGCGGCGAAGGTGAAGTCAGATACCTTATTCCTAACCAGATCGAGGTAAACCGTACAGAAGTACGTAGAGTGCTTACTGTAAAGTACCAGGCATATCCTCAGAAAATTGTCAACTCTGAAAAGATTATCAATCCGGGCGCAGTAAATCAGGTCGGAGGCGTAATCAAAGTAAAAGGTGGTATGAGCGTTGATGATGTCGCAAAAGTAATCAGCACGCTGCCGCCGGCGCAGATGTCCCCGGACGTTAAACAGCTCCAGGAAGATCTGATCCAGGTTACAAGAGACCTGTCCGGCGCTGGTGAGATTGCTACAGGACAAGTAAATCCGGAAGATGCTTCCGGAAGAGCTATCCTGGCAGTACAGCAGGCATCAAGAAGCCCAATGACTGAGCAGAAAGAGTCTTGCAAGGACTTCATTGAAGATATTGCGAAGATTTGGCTCGATATGGACACTACTTACAATGCAAATGGCCTGAGCCTGGAAGAAGAGGTTCAGGATCCTATGACAGGCGAAATGACTGTTCAGCTTGTAAAAATTCCTCAGACAGCTTTAAGAGAGCTGCAGGCTGCAGTAAAGGTGGATATAACACCTAAGGGAGCATTTGATAAATATGCTCAGGAAATGAGTATTGAAAACATGTTCCAGGCTGGTATGTTCAACATTCAGAGATTACAAGAATTAAAGGTTTACGTAAATCTGCTGGATGATGACTCAGTAATGCCTAAGCAGAAACTTGAAGAAGCTATTGAGCTTATGGAAGAAGAACAGCGTAAGATCGCTGTAATGAACGCCGAAGCTCAGATTATGAAGCAGAGAGCTCAGTCCTTCCTTATGGAAGATCCGATGGCACAAGCAGGTCAGATCGTAGAGGCAGAATCCTCTGCGGCACCTGCGGAAATGCCGGCAGAAACGGAAGAAGTTCCGGAAGAAATTTAGTTAAATTAAACGGCGCGCTGGATGAAGGTAATGAAACAGAGAGAACAGTCCCTTCAAAATTCCCCTCGATTGGGGTTGTGTGCCGTTTTATATACAGTCCAGGCATGTAAGACTCTAAACTATATGGAATGAGAAGCAAACTCGATAAAAATAGGAGAATAGATATGGAAGAAAATATCGTTGTAACAGAAGTTACTGAAAACGTAGGGGAACAGACTACAGAAGAACCTGTTGTGGCCAAAATGTATACCGAAGAAGAGTTCAATCAGAGACTTGATGAAGTTCTCGCTAAGAAGATTGCGCGAAAAGAAGCTAAGATTCGTAAAGAATACGACGAAAAGCTTGCTCAGTACAAAGAAACTGAAATGGTATTAAATGCAGGCCTGGGAACGTCCAATATTAAGGACGCGACCGCAAACTTAAAGGACTTTTACGAAAAGAAGGGTGTAAAGATTCCATCATATCAGCCGGAATTTTCCGACGACGATATGAAGGTCCTTGCTTCTAACGAAGCTCAGAAGATCATTGAGCTGGGCTTTGAGGAAGTTGTGGAAGAAGTCGATAGACTGGCTGATAAGGGCCTGGACAATATGACAGCCCGTGAAAAGCATATCTTCTCACAGCTTGCAGAGTACAGACGCTCTGAAACTGATAAGAGAGATCTTGCGAAGATCGGTGTAGGAGAAGCAGCACTCCAGGACAAAGATTTCTTAGAGTTCGCAGCGGATCTGAATCCGAAAATGTCTATGAAGGACAAATATGAAAAATATCTTAAATACCGACCTGGCAAACAGGTTGAACAGATGGGAAGTATGAAGAATACCGGTAAAGAAGAAGCAGTAAAGGACTTCTATACACGCGAAGAAGCTCTGAAATTCACTAAAAAGGATTTCGATAAAAACCCTGCACTGTTTAAGGCGGTAGAGGCTTCAATGCGTAAATGGTAATTCATACTCCTTAGAAAGGAGATTATCATGGCAGTAACTAACTTTATTCAGACTATATGGTCTAAGAACATCCAGGACGATCTGGAATTAAAAACTAAATTAGTACAGAACTGTACTAGAGAATACGAAGGCGACTGTAAGTACGCTGCGTCCGTAAAGATCCTCGGTGTAGGCGAGCCAACCATCGGAGCTTACGATAACACTAAGGACATCAACATTGAAGAAATGCCCGACAGAAGCCAGCTCTTAAACATCGACCAGGCAAACTACTTTGCTTTCTACGTTGACGACGTAAACGAAGCACAGTCTGTACCAGGTCTTGCTAAAGAGTATCAGAGAAAGGCAGTACACGGCCTTGCAGTAGCTAGAGATACATACGTAGCAAACCTTATTAAGGGCGCTACAAACGCTACAACTGCATCCGGCAAGACTCAGGAAGCAGTAAAGGAAGCTATCGACGAAGGTATCGTAGCTCTCAGAGAAAGAAACTTCGATGAAGAAGGCGTAATCGAAATTTCTCCTGCAGTATATAATGTATTCAAGAACGAGCTCATCACTCTTTCTACAAACAACCCAGAATACATTAAGAGAGGCATCGTTGGCATGTACGACAGTTTCGAAGTATGCATGTCCAACAACATGGCGAAAGACTCTACTCATGTATACTGCGACATCAGAGGCAAGAAGGCTATTGCTTTCGCAGGCCAGATCAATGAAGTTGAAGCACTTAGAGCAGAAAAGAGATTTAAAGACATCATCAGAGGTCTTGATACATTCGGTTCTAAGGTTATCGACGAAGCTAGAATCCAGGTAATTAAAGTACCTTTAGCTTAATAAGGACGGGAGGCGTATAGCCTCCCTTTTTATTTGGAAAGGAGCGAGAATGATATTTAGGTTAAAGAAAGGCGAAAACTTCTACCAGTACGACAAAGGACGTGTTCTCATTGTTTCCGATCCGAAAGTAGACGAGGTACACTTTGCGAATGACGCAGTGACAGTAGCCTTAGAAAAACCCGTGTATTCAGCAGGTGAAGTCAGGATGGTAGATGTTCCGGATGAGCTCCTGGAGATACCGTGCACGCTTGAAGCGTATGCTTATAAATGTGAAGGCGGTAACAGAGAATATACCCGTATACACGAAAGATTCAAAGTTATTGCTCGTAAACCTAACGAAGGAGAAACAGTATGATGTTTTGTTTACAAGATGGAAAACACCTATACCAGTGGGACAAAGAGCGTGTCCTGGTAGTACAGAATACAGAAATAACGCATGTACATTTTACAAATGACACTGTAACACATGCCATTGTAAAGGAAGTGTACGACAAAGACGGCCTTAGAGTGGCCGATATTCCGGCTACATTACTGCAGGCAGCCAGCAATCTTACAGCCTATGCCTTTGTAAGAGAATCGGTTGACAGAGAATATACACTGCTGCATGAGAGCTTTGCAGTCCTGGCGCGTAAAAGACCTGATAATTACATTCCACCAGAAGAGGCCGATCAGTGGGAAGATCTGAAGGATGAAGTAATAGCAGCAATGGAAAGGGCTGAAGCTGCAGAAGAGGCGGCAAAAGACTATGCAGCCAAAGCTTCAGGAAGTGAGATTATAACTACGGAAATCGTAGACAAACATCTGATTGTAACTTATGCAGATGGAAGATATGTAGACGTAGGTGAAGTGATTGGCCCTACTGGTCCTACTGGCCCACAGGGCACTAAAGGGGACAAGGGAGATAAAGGTGACGTTGGAGCACAAGGCATCCAGGGCCCTCAGGGCGAAAAAGGCGATAAGGGCGACAAAGGCGATAAGGGCGAAACCGGCCCACAAGGCCCTAAAGGCGCTGATGGCACAATGACCTTTGAAGAACTGACTCCGGAGCAGAAGGCAGGCTTAAAAGGTGAAAAGGGGGACACAGGACCACAGGGGCCACAGGGGCCGAAGGGCGACAAAGGCGATACCGGTCCGCAGGGCGACAAAGGCGATAAGGGCGACACTGGCGCACAAGGCCCAAAGGGTGAAACTGGCCCTGCCGGAGCAGACGGAGCCAAGGGCGCCACTGGTGCAACCGGTCCACAAGGCCCAGCTGGTCCACAAGGAGCAACTGGACAA